TGCAAAGAAATAAGACCACAAGGTTCAATAGTAGTTTTTCCATCTTTTATGCACCACAGAGTAACACCTGTTACTAAAGGAGAAAGAAACTCTTTGGTTATTTGGGCTGTAGGCAATCCATATGTTTAAAAAAGATAATTATAAAATAATAAAAAATGTTATAGATAAAAAATTAGCTTTATTTTTATATAATTATTTATTTATTAAACAAAACGTAGCTAAAACTTTATTTGAAAGAAAGTATATTTCACCTTATGAAAATATTCATGGAATATTTGATGACCCACAAGTTCCAGGTTCATATGCAATATATGGTGATGTTGCAATGGAAACTTTATTAGCTGGAATACATCCATTAGCGGAAGCACATACAGGATTAAAATTATATCCAAATTGTTCTTACACAAGATTGTATTTAAAAGGCAATATTTTAAAAAGACATAAGGATAGATACTCTTGTGAAATATCTACTACATTAAATCTAGGTGGCGATCCTTGGCCAATATATCTAGAACCAGATAAGAAAAAAGGTTTTTGGAAAAATGGTAAGTATATACCTAGTAAATCAAAAGGTATAAAAATTATATTAAATCCTGGTGATATGTTAATTTATAGAGGTAATATTTTAGAGCATTGGAGAAACAAATTTAAAGGTAATACGTGTGCTCAAGTTTTTTTACATTATAATAATAGTAAAACACCGGGAGCTAAAGATAATTTATACGACGGAAGACCACATTTGGGTTTACCCGATTACTTTACTAAAATTTATGAACTCAAAAATAAAAAATAATTATCTTATTCATCAATCTAAATTTATAAAAGAAAACGCTGAATTTTTTTACAAAGAGTGTTTAGAAGGAAAAGAACGACATAAAATAATGTTTCCTACAGAAAACTCTACTACTTGGAGCTATAAAAAGTATAACACATTTGCTCTAACAGCAGGGTCAATTATTTTTTATAAACTATTTATAGAATTAAAAAAAATAATATTTGAGTATGTTGGCACTAAAGAACCTTTGTGGTTTCAAAGTTGGATAAACATACATGAAGAAGATGAAGTATTAAATTGGCATTCACATTTTAATTCTATCGCTCATGGATATATTTCTATAAATCCTGAAAAAACAAAAACTGTTTTTGAAAATTTTGAGATAGATAATAAAATAGGTCAAATATATATTGGTGAAAGTAACAAAAAACATAAAGTTGTAGTTTTAAATGGGTTTAAAAAGAAAAGAATAACTATTGCGTTTGATGTAATAGACTTAAAAACTTTTAATAAAATTAAAAAAAAAGATAGTAATGATATTAATTTAAGTTTTTTTCCATTATGAGAATACTAGACCCACACAAAAGATATGAAATATGTAAATCATGTATTAATTTTGTTTCATACACTAAACAATGTAAGTTGTGTTTTTGTTTTATGAAAATTAAAACTAAGTTTAAAGAATTTAAATGTCCAATTAAAAGGTGGTAGATTATGTTATTTCCAATTACAATAGTAGATAATTTTTTTGAAGATCCTGATTACATAGTAAAATTTGCAAAGTCCTTAAAATATAAAGATCTAGATATATTACCGGGGTCAAGAACAGATGCACTTCACAATATAGATAAAGAATTTTTTAATTGGATTACAAGTAAATCTTTAAAATTACATTACCCACAAGAAGACGTGTCTTATGAAGCAGAAGCTCGTTTTCAAAAAATACCTGTTAATTTAAAATATGATGGGTGGATACATCATGATGTACCTAGTGAACTTACTTGTGTTATCTATCTCTCAACAAACACTGATACCGGAGTAAGTTTTTATAAACGTAAAAGTCCCATGAGAATTTTAAATAAACAAGAATTAAAATATCATTATTTTAAAGACCCCAATAGAAACAAAAAAGAAATGGCAGAAATAGAAAAAGCTAAAAAATTTAATAATAATTTTTTTGAAGAAACAATAAATGTTAAAGGTGTATACAATAGGTGTGTTTTATTTGACTCTTCTTTGTATCATGCAGCTCACGTATTTACAGGAAATGAACAAAAAGACGATAGACTAATCTTTGTAAATGTGATATTTTCTATAAGTAATAATAGTAAAATGCTTAAATATCCTGTTACAGAATGTACTAGATATTAGCATTTATACTACCAATGCACCAAAAACCCTTATATAAAGGTTTACTATGCTACAAAAAATAGGATTTCAACCAGGTATAAATAAACAACTTTCTGAAACCGGAGCCGAAGGTCAGTGGACAGATTGTGATAATGCTAGATTTCGATATGGTGTTCCTGAAAAAATAGGTGGTTGGAATCAATTAGGTAATGTAAATCAAAATGAGTTAACAGGAGCTGGTAGAGGACTTCATCATTTTATTAATAGTTTATCTAGAAAATACGCAATTATAGGAACAAACAGAATTCTATATGCTTTTTCTGGAGGAGTATTTTATGACATACATCCCATTCAAACGACTACAACTCTTACAAGTGCTTTTAGTACAACTAATGGATCACCAACAGTAACTATAACTTACCCTAGTGCACATAATTTAATACCTGGAGATATACTTTTAATGAGTGGTTTTTCAACAATTACAAACTCTAATTATAGTGCTTCTGATTTTGATGACAAAAAATTTATGGTGACTACTGCACCTACCAACACAACAATAACTATTACAATGGCTTCTAATGAAAGTGGTTCTGGTGCAACTACTTCAGGAGGAATAACAATTAAAAAATATTACACAGTAGGACCAGCTGTTCAAGCTCAAGGTTTTGGTTATGGTCTAGGTTCTTGGGGTGGAGAAGATGGTTCGGCAGTCACAACTACTTTAAATGGTGCACTTGGAGATAACGCAAATGGAACTGGAGGATCAGGGAGTTCTATTACATTAGCCAGCACTACAAACTTTCCTGATTCAGGAACAAATTTTATTTTGGTAGGAACAGAAGAGATATCTTACACAGGTGTATCTGGGAATGATTTAACAGGTATTACAAGAGCAGTTAGAGGAACAACCAGGGCAGCTCATAGCGACGGAGCAACAGTGACTAACTCTTCAGAATATGTTGCATGGGGAGAAGCAGCATCAGGGGATTTAGTTCTTGAACCGGGTATGTGGTCACTAGATAATTTTGGTGACAAAGCAATTTGTTTAATTCATGATGGTGCTGTGTTTGAATGGGATTCAAGTTTATCAAATGCAACAGCAACAAGAGCAACAATTATATCTGGTGCACCAACAGCGTCACGTCATATGTTAGTATCAACACCTGATAGACACTTAGTATTCTTTGGAACAGAGACAACTATTGGATCACCTGCAACACAAGATGATATGTTTATAAGATTCTCGGATCAAGAAGATATAAACACTTATATACCTACAGCAACCAATACAGCTGGTACACAAAGACTGGCCGACGGATCACAGATCATGGGAGCGATCAGAGGTCGTGATGCAATTTATGTTTGGACAGATACTGCATTATTTACACAACGTTTTGTTGGTCAACCTTTTACTTTTGCATTTGCACAAGTAGGAACTAACTGCGGTCTTGTCGGACAGAATGCATGTGTTGAAGTTGACGGTGCTGCTTATTGGATGTCAGAGAATGGTTTTTTTAGGTTTGCTGGTAGACTAGAATCACTACCATGTTTAGTTGAAGACTTTGTTTATGATGATATTAATACAATTCCTAAACAACACATTAATGCAGGATTAAATAACTTGTTTGGTGAGGTTATGTGGTTCTATCCTAACGCAGGATCAGGAACAGTAAACAGAATGGTATCTTATAACTATATTGATTCTACATCTGAAAGACCTGTGTGGACTACAGGAACATTAGCTAGAACTTCTTGGCAAGATTCTGCTGTATTTGGTAAACCTCATGCAACAGAATATGACTCAGATGGTACAACCGCTACAACAGATACTAATTATATTTTTGGTAATAGTGATGGTACATCAACTTACTATGAACATGAAACAGGATTAAATCAAATTAAAGAAGGTGCAACAACTGCTATTGCAGCTAGTATTGAATCAGGAGATTTTGATATAGGTCAACAAGGGTTAGAAGGCGATGGTGAGTTTATGATGAAAATAAGAAGAGTTATACCA